ATGTACTTCAGATTAGTTTATGGCCAGGTGGCAGAGCGATTATGCGCTGGATTGCAAACCCGGTACAGGTAGGTTTAACTCCTACCCTGGCCTCCACGAATATAAATAGAATCGCAGAGTGTTAGAAGCGGTATCTGGCCAGGCTCATAACCTGGAGGTCGGGGGTTCGATTCCCTCCTCTGCAACCAAACAATGCCCTGGTGGTGGAATTGGTAGACACGCTGGTCTTAGAAGCCAGTGCGCGAGCGTGACGGTTCGAGTCCGTCCTGGGGCACCACAATCACCATTACACACGGTGTACAATAGGATAAGTAGTGTGTAACGAATTTTAGGGGGTGTAGCTCAGCTGGGAGAGCGGGTGCTTTGCAAGCATCAGGTAGCGGGTTCGAGTCCTGTCACCTCCACCAATTTATTGTCCTGTAGTTCAGTCGGTAGAACGGCGGACTGTTAATCCGTATGTCGCTGGTTCGACCCCAGCCAGGACAGCCAAGAATAAAAGGAACTTATGAGTAAAGGTAGTAGACCAAGACCATATAGTGTTAGTCAAGACACATTTGCTAATAACTATGATGCAATTTTTAGAAAGAAAGATATGACACCAAAAGTTGAAGACATGAAAAAAGGTACTTGCGGGTGTGGCCGTAGCCCAACAGGCGATTGCTGTGGTTGGCATGCCTTAACTGAAGAACAGTTTGAACAGCGGAAAGAACTTTACGAAACAGGAAAAGTTGACCTCGGTGGTCGAGAGGTTAAATAAGTTTATTGCTGGATTAGCACAGTGGTAGTGCAATCGCCTTGTAAGCGATAGGTCGATGGTTCGAATCCTTCATCCAGCACCAGAAAACCCGGGATCCCATACTCGTTAGTAAATGGGGGTCAATTGTCTGTACCATAAAAGACACTGTGCGTAAGATCTACAGCAAGGCCCGCTATATGGGCGACTTGAGAACATCTTAGGGGGGCGGCTATGCGACCCTACCAAAGGATAAATCGCAGTGGACAGAGTAACAGCTCAGTCTAGGGCTTCTGTGGTGGGAGTAGCTAGACACTTTATTAAAATACATTTAACTTAAAACATAGTTTGAGTATGGGAAAGGCCTCCTTCTAGGAAAACGGCATAAATGTATTTTAATAAAGTGCGGGGTTCGTATAGTGGTAATACCTTAGCCTTCCAAGCTAATGCTGAGAGTTCGATTCTCTTACCCCGCTCCAAGTTTGCATCCTTAGCTCAGCGGTAGAGCAACGCCCTTACAAGGCGAAGGTCCATGGTTCGATCCCGTGAGGATGCACCAATATAGTTATTATAGGTGTAATGGTGTTACATTTAATTAAAAATCTTTCAGATTCTTTTTTTAGTTTGCTGTCTGAAGACCCGGTACGGCCTAATGTACCATATATCAACAGAGTAGGCGAAAATAAAGATATATTTGTTCTTCGTGATGAAGATGATTCCGTCAAGGCTATCACGTGTGTTAGCTATCAAAATCTAATTCCTAAAACTGAAGGCGAACTATTTAAATTATCAGGTCCTCCGGATACTGCTATCTTTTACACAATCTGGAGTTATAAGCCCGGTGCAGGCAGACAATTAATTTTCGATGCAGTGCAATATATAAAAGAGTCTAAACCTGAGATTAAGAGATTTGTAACTTTAAGTCCAAAGACTGAAATGGCAAAGCGGTTCCATTTAAAGAACGGTGCTATTTCTTTTAGAGAAAATGACGAAACAGTTAATTACGAATATATTTTAAATATGTAAGAATATCGGGGTGTAGCGCAGTCTGGTTAGCGCATCTGCTTTGGGAGCAGAGGGTCGTGAGTTCGAATCCCACCACCCCGACCAATTTTAAATGAAAAATTATACCATCATCGAAGACTGTAGCCCATACTATATAAGATTTACATGGGATGGTCTTTCTGATCTAATTGCACTATGCAATACCTATCCATTTCCAGAAAGAAATGAATTTAATTTCAGGCATCATAGAATTCCTGATAATTTTAGAATAAAGATTATGGAAAGGTTACCTATGTGTAACCGCATTCCTTTTAATATAAAAAGATTTTCTTTTTTTATTTCAGAACCCGGATTATACTATGGAGCACACAAAGATAGCATAGACCATAGATTTAGTCTAAACATTCCTATTATGATCCTAGATGATAAATGTGTTACTAGTTGGTATAGCGATGATGATTTAAAAGAATACACAATTACCACTTCAGAAAGACCATCATTAGATCCAAGTTTTATCGTTCCGGCAAATACAGCATCTCGAGAAATACTAAATTGGGATAGAACAAAGCATCAGGCAATCAAGACCATGGTGGCTAGACCTAATGAAGCAATACTGTTCAATACGGACATTTTTCATGCTTGGGATAATGGTGGTTCTGACAAGAGAAGAATAGTGTTAACATTAAGGCATGAAAATCCAGCAAATGTCTATTTTGATGATGTTAAAAAAATACTGTTCGAGCTGTAATAATGGAAACTAAAGTATTTCAATTAGACAAACAGTATGCAGAGCTTGTAAATTTTATAAGAGATGCATATTTGAACAGTGGGCTCAATTATGGTTGGAAAGCAAACACCGACACTACTTACGACTTCGGTCATTGGAATAAGCAGATATTAGAAAACAGTAAATATTTTCCATACGATCATACCGAGCTTCCTTATATTTCTGCCCATCCTACTATTAAAATAGTATGGGACCTAATTAAAGAACAGATAGGAAATAAGAAACTTTTAAAGGTTTACATTAATGGTTACACTTATGGAACAGATGGATATGCTCATAGAGATGATGAAGATCTTTTAAAGGATAATATTTGTTATCCAGGTACAACATCCATTGTTTATTTGAACGAAAAGTGGAACATAGATTGGGCGGGAGAGACCGTACTCTTTAACAATGATAATGATATCGAGTTGTCCGTTATACCGAAATTTATGCGAGTACTGTCCTTTAACGGCCACCAACTACATGCCGCAAGGCCTGTATCCAGAGCATGTGGTGTATTAAGATCTGTTCTTGTATTCAAGACATTTGAACCAACTAACGACGTTGACCCAATTGCTTTTCTTTTAGAAAGAACCAAAAATCACGGACATAGTGGAAAAACTTTCTTTGAACATTTATATAATACCATGTTCATTTTAGAAAAAGGTAAAGAAAATAAAGACCTGTGTGCCGCAGGATTATTTCATTCTATATACGGAACTGAATTTTATAAATTTAATGATCCTTCAATTACAAGAGATCAAGTTAGACACCTAATAGGTGATTATGCTGAAAGCCTTGTATTCGAATTCTGTATTTTATTTGATAGGTTCAACGTCTTAGTAAATAATACAAAAAATTATAATAAAAAATTTAGACGTGATCTAATAAAAATAGAAATAGCAAACCTAATGGAGCAGAATGCATCCGGACAGTATAGCAAGCAAATAGAAATTTTAAGAAACATAATTTTTAAGGAAACAGAAAATGACATGTAAAGGATACGATCCCAGAGCAGTAAAAGTCCCTAAGTCTGTAAAAAGACTTGCCGCACGTAACCTCGATCCGCACAAACGCGGTGCCTTCATTCAGGATTACGTTAGAATCCTAGAGAATCAAGGTAGAAGTTCTAAGAAAGACAGAGAGTAAGGAACAAGAATGAAAGTAAAAACTCTCAGCAGAGGTCCCGAGCTCGATGTTGACAAATGCACAGAAGCCATTGGAAACAGGTTTGATCTGGTGCTAGTTGCGTCTATACGTGCTAGAGAAATTTCTAGGCAACATAAAAATTCCGATAACAGGGGAAATATAAAATCTCCACTTACTGCACTTCTTGAAATTCAAGAAGGTAAAATTCAAAGAGAGTATCTAAAACGTATACGCTAAATATTTTAGCGCGGGATTGGTGAAGTGGTATCTCGAGACCTTGCCAAGGTTTAGTGACGAGTTCGATTCTCGTATCCCGCTCCAGATTTAAAGGTAACACAAATGAAAAGAGTAATAGAAATCCGTGCTGCCGAGGGCGGCGAAGACAGCAAACTATTTGCAAAAGATTTGGCCCAAGCATACATTCGCTTGGCTTCTCGCCACGGCTGAACTAGCCGCCTTATAAATGAGTACCTTGGCGAGATACATTTAGAAGTTGAGGGTACTGATTTATCAGGCTTAGAAAATGAACCCGGAGGACATCGCATACAACGGGTTCCGCCCACCGAACGGAAAGGGCGTGTCCATACTAGCACCGTGACCGTTGCAATCGTAGATGCCGAGGGTCCAGCTAAACAGCAGACTATACCCAACTCTGATTTAAGAATTGAATGGTACAGTGGGACTGGGGCTGGTGGACAACATCGCAACAAGCATCAGAACTCCTGCAGGATTACCCACATCCCAACAGGAATTGTAGCCACGGCGCAATGCCGTAGTCGGCAAAATAGTCTTGCCGAAGCCCTACAAACAATACAAACACAAGTTGACAACATAGCACAGACAGCATATAATAAAACAATAGCAGCCGATAGAAAACAACAAGTTGGTACAGGTATGAGAGGCGACAAGGTTAGGACTTATCGCTTTCAAGATGATCGTGTGCAAGATCATGTCACAGGCCGGAGTGCCAAATGTTCGGCTATTTTACGAGGAAACTTTGATTTATTATGGCAAAAGAAATCCCTGAACACAAAGACAAACTTGGAAAGCTACTAAGCGTAGGCGATGCAGTCTGCTATCCTAGCCATAATAGTTTGGAATTAGGAACCGTTAAGAAACTCAATCCCAAGATGGTTAAAGTATGGGAAGCAGGCCGTCACGGCAAGTGGTATACAGGTAGTAACAAATACCCACAAGATCTAGTTAAGGTAGAGGGCGCCGAGGTAACAATGTATCTCTTGAAAATGAATTCTTCTGCCTAGCCTGTTCCAATCTTGCATCTAATTGAGATTGTATAATCCAATCTTCGGCAGCAACTTTGGACATCCAACCCATCATATAACCAATTTGAGCAGCCAAAGTTTCTCCTTTAGTTTCTCTTGCAAGATAGCCCAATAATTCATTAATATCATCAAGGGCCTGCTGTTGCCTGGTCTTTTTAGTATTCATAATACTATTTACTGACTTGACCATTTGGTAAAACTATGCTATAATATAGTCATGTTAGCAATAAATTTCGGAGTTTGCAATGGAATTTAAAGTCAGTTCTCGCAGTAAACGGGTTCAAAAATTCATTGAGCACATAATGCCCAGTATGATCAAACAACTCGGTTTGGAAAATAGCCGTAAATTTGTTCTAATAGAAACTAGCCACTGTGGCGATAATTATGGATATACAGTACCGCTAGAAGGACTCGACTCCTTTGTTATTGTGTTGAAACCGAGAACTAAGTGGCAAGAAATGGGGGTTACCCTTGCACATGAAATGGTTCATGTTCGCCAACTGGCCAAGGGAATTCTTAAAGCAGAAAATGGTAAGAAATACTGGAGAGGTAAACTTTACAGTAAAAAGACAAAGTATTTAGACATGCCGTGGGAATTAGATGCTCTTGCAAAGCAAGACATTATTTTCCGCAGGGCTTTAGAAGATTAAGGAATTTTTATGATTACAGGAGTTCGTTGGTACGCTGGTAAGGACTGCATTGGTATTGTTCAAGTAGTCCAAGATCATCAAAAAGATCAGTATCGCCAAACAGGAGAAGCTGATTTTAAATACTACATTGGAGTAGGTTGGGGAGACGATGAAAAGACTGACATGTCTTACATCGCAGAACATGGCGTTCCGTTTGACCGTAACGCAGGTAACACTTTGTTTGGAATTTAAAATGCCTTGGATTCAAAATATTGCACTCGTCGATGTTGCTCGTGGTCATCACATCCGTGTTGGCGAAAATTCTATGTTGATCCAAATCGTGGATCCATGCATGGAGTTTCCGAAGCCTTTGCACAATTTCAAGGAAGTTCACCAATTTGAATTCCTCGATATCGAAGAAGATGGGTTGACCAACAATGGTGATGGCACATGGACGGACATGAGCGAGTTTGCTATCACTGATGAGCAAGCTGACCGGTTAGTTGAACTGCTCGAACACGCACTGGCTAACAGGATGGACGTAGTTGTTCACTGTCATGCCGGTGTATGCCGTAGTGGTGCAGTCTGTGAAGTTGGTGTCATGATGGGCTTTGACGATGCAGAGGCCTTCCGTAGTCCTAACTTGCTGGTCAAGCATAAGATGATGCGTAAGCTAGGTTGGACCTACGACGAAAACGAGCCGCACACTATCAATGGTGTAACGCTTCCTTCGGGCATTGTAGTTCCTCCTAAAGCAATTGACTGGACAACCCAAAACGAAAAAGTTTTTACACTGGCTCGAGAAAGAAAAGAGCGCAGAGAAAGAGAAGGAGATATTTAATGCCTAAGTGCTATCAATTAATCGGCGTGCCCGGTGCGGGCAAATCTACTTGGATCGATAACCAAGACTGGGCATTGCCTTGCGCTAAAGTTAGCACAGACAAGTGGGTAGAAATTTATGCGAGAGAAGTAGGTAAGACCTACAATCAGGTATTTGTAGATTTTATGCCTACTGCTGTAGAACTTATGGCTAAAGAAGTAGTTGTGGCTCGTAGTATGGGTCGAGATATTATCTGGGATCAAACCAGTGTGTCTGAAAAGAGTCGACGCAAGAAGTTTAATATGTTGCCAGACTACTATCACATTGCTGTAGTGTTTAAGACACCTGAGCACAAGGAATTGATGCGCCGGCTGATGAATCGTCCAGGCAAAGACATTCCGGATCACGTTATTGCTAGTATGATTGCTAGCTTTGAAATGCCCTCTGAAGAAGAAGGCTTCAAGGAGATTTGGTACGCCAGTTGACAGAAATGTCTTCTGGTGTTACAATTAAAAATTATGAGAACATTTATAACATCAGATTTACATTTCGGACACACAAACATCATGAAGTTCTGTCCACAATCACGTGCGCGGTTTCGCAATGACGTGAACTATATGAACGAGCAAATGGTTGTAGAATGGAATAGCATCGTTGAACCAGAAGACTTGGTTTACATTTTGGGCGATGTAGCATTCTTGCCTGCCCAGAAGGCTGCTGAGTACGTAAACCGTTGTAACGGCACAAAGATTCTAGTTGAGGGCAATCACGACCGTAAGGCTTTAAATGACCCTACGTTCCGTAAATGCTTTAAGGAAGTCCACAAGTATTTGGATATCAACTACAACGGACACAAGTGCGTTATGTTCCACTATCCAATCGCAGAGTGGGATCAAATGCACCGCGGTGCATTACATTTCCACGGACACTTACATGGCGGTATAAGTGGCTTAGAAAAGTACCGCGCTCGCGACATGGGCATGGATGCAACAGGAATGATTGTTGTCGAAATGGAACGTGCAATCAACGATGCAATGACCGGGCAGGTTAAAGGGCATCATGTGTAAATAAATGCATGAAATGGATTGATAACTTATTTAAACGTCCTGAATCAGGAAAAGTAAAACTAAAGTTTATAGCCATAGACGAGGAGGGACAACCCTACGAGGATGTGGCTACAGTCCCCTATCATGACGGCTACAGCGAAGAAAAAGTCCGCAATGGATTTGCCCACTTTATGGAAGTAGGTCCTAAGCATAAAGTAGTAGAAATTATTATTCTAGAACGCACAATAAACCCTTGACAATCTGGTAAAACCGTGTTATAATAAACGCAGTCGATAAGGAGAATAACATGGAAGGATTTACAATGGAACTTAGTGGAATGGATATCGTGCGTAAGGCACAGGTGTTCGCTACGGCTGCTCATGCGGCTGTTGGACAGAAGCGCAAGTACACCGGTGAGCCCTACATCGTTCACCCTGCAGAAGTTGCCAGTATCGTTGCAAGTGTAGAAGGTGCTACTTTTGATATGATTGCGGCTGCATGGCTTCACGATGTAATCGAAGACACTGGTTGCACTTTTACTGACGTCCACATGGCGTTTGGTATCGACATCGCAACCCTTGTTGATTGGCTTACTGACGTTAGTCGTCCGGAAGATGGCAACAGAGCTACCCGGAAGGCTATTGACAGAGCGCACACTGCTCAAGCACCTGCTGAAGCGCAAACAATCAAGTTGGCAGACTTAATCAGCAACAGCCGAAGCATCATGCAACACGATCCTGCTTTCGCTAAGACTTACTTAGAGGAAAAGAGATTGTTGTTAGAAGTAATGACAAAGGGCGATGCCGGATTAATGGCAGAAGCCCGCAAGTATATTGGAGATTGAAATGAAATGGTTTTGGACCGATGCGAAAGGCGTTAAGGCAGATGTCGAACGGCATCGTGCCAAAGAAGCCGAACTAGATGCTAGGATAGCAGAGCTCGAAGCTATTGCCGATCCTGGCCCTATGGATATTGCTTGCCTAAGGACTTATCGTAGGTTCCGTGCGAGCCTGCTACAAAGCAAGGCAGAAGTAGTTACAAAGATTGGAAAGAAAAATGTTTAAGGATGAATTGAAGAAGTATGTTGCCGAATCTGGACTCGTGAATATGCGTCCTGCTGGCGACAATATCTTTGTCCTAAAGTACAAGAAGAAGGTGTTCTACGATAACCTATGGAACGACTACATTGCAGAATGTCGTGGCTCCATTGTAGACGCCGACTTCAACTTAGTTGCATATCCTTTTACTAAGATCTATAACTATGGTATCGAAAAGGAAGCACCAGTTCTGCCCGACTTTACACCAGTCACTGCATTCCGTAAGGTTAACGGCTTTATGGTATCTGCTACTTGGCATAATGGTGATGTCTTGGTGTCAACAACTGGCTCTACAGATAGCGACTACGTTGCTATGGCCAAGGAAATGATGCTGACTCATATGTGCTGGGCTGACTGGCAAATGGCATTCGCTAATGCAGATATGCAGGGCCTGACTGTAATGTTCGAATGTGTACATCCAAACGATCCACACATCGTTCCAGAAAAGGCTGGCATGTATGTGCTAGGCTATCGTGAAAACTCGTGGCGTTCAAAGGTAGGACACAATCCTAACGTTCTGAACATCATGAAGGAAGGGTTCAACTGTTTCGTGCCAGAACACTGGCGTGTTACAATGAGTGAACTTAAGACTATGGCCAAGGAATGTAAGCACGAAGGATTTGTATTCTATACTGAAAGCGGTGTGAGTGCTAAGATCAAGTCGCCATACTACTTGACTTCAAAGTGGGTTGCTCGCAATCCACGTACAGACAAGTTGGTAGATTTGAACAAGGACATAAAGCACAATCTTGATGAAGAATACTACCCACTAGTTGACGCTATCCGTGCTAACATTGTAGAGTACACAGCAATGGACGAGCAAGCTCGCCTAGCTTGGGTAAGGGAGCAACTAGCATGAAGGACGAAAGTCATTTACCGGTAGCACAACAAAGCCTAGTATTTCGGTTACGGAAACGTGCCGAAATACGTAGGCAGATTCCCGGCCGTAAAAGCGTTGAGGAAGGGACGCCGGATCGTATAGCAGACCTGCTAGAAGAAGCGGCTGATGAGATTGAACGGTTAAAAGACACACTAGAAGAGTTTGATTCTCGTCCAGACTGTTGACCTGTCAATAAATATCTTCATGAAGGTAACAAATATTCATGATGCATGGGGATCGATCATTGAGTTTGATGATCCCCATGATTTTTTTAAGTTCCCTAAAGGCTACTGGAGAGATTTAATTTACCAGAGGAAACTGTTAATCTTTAAAAAGATGACCTTTGACCCGGTTCACTACGGAAAATTTTCTCATCACTTTGGTAGACCATGGGAGTACGATGAATATTTTAATAGTGTAGAGAAACCTGTTAGTTTTTCTGACGGAAACTATGGTTACAGCTTTTCTGAATTCTTTAACGGACTACACAAATCTAACAATCCAATTGGTGTCGACAATGACATGAATTGGCATGCTGACCTTCCAAACTACAAAGAAAAATCTTTTCCTTTTAGGGCGTTATGGATAGTTAAGAAACCTCAAAATTCTTCTGGAAATACTTTCTGGCTTAATGTAGAAAACTGCTTTGATCAATTAAGTCCAAATTTAAAAAGCCTTGCCCAAAGAATAACAGTACTACAACAGAACTGGCATAGATACGGTACTGACAAGGACATATTTAATTTAATAAAAATTCATCCTGTTACAGGCAAGGAATCATTAAGGCTAAACTTTTACGCCAAACCCGATGTAAAGAATGCATGGATAATTAAAGTGTTTGTTGACGGTAAACCTCTTCCGGGGTGTAGCCTTATTCAAGAATATATTAATGATCTGTTAAAACATAAAGAACTGTATCATTCACATACTTGGGATTTGCATGACATAGCAATCTACGACAATCACAGTTTTATACACGGAAGATCACCTGTAGAATTTAAAGATGATCCCGAGAACAATGAGAGAAAATTCTACCGAACTAACATTGATCACATGTCCGATATAGAATTTCAAAATGTAGAATTTCCCCCAGGTGTTTCAACATCAACAATTAAATGAATCCTTGCCTCATTACTTTCGTTAATTAATCCGTGATTACTCAAGTTGTTTAATCTGCATATGGTCTTAACAGGCATGTGTTCTCGATTATTGTTACTATCAAAGAACTGAACTAACGGGTTGGTTATTAACGGAATATGATATCTTGAATGTTTTTCAAAGTAAGCGCCAGGATCAATATGCATGTTTATCTTTCCCTTTGGTTCGAGATGTACGATCATTATTCTGCCTAATTTTATTCCCTGCACTGTCGACATAATCCATTCAGCGGCTTTGTAATGTTCAGGAAACCTTTCTATAACTCCTTTATTATCAACGCAGTCAACAATAGATGAAAATTCGTCAATAGTCGTTGGCATCTTTGTAGATTTCGAAACATCGTGCGACCTAAGATGTATAGACGTGCTTGTTTTAAATACGCCTTGCTTTCTTCCATCTTGCACACGCTCCCAATCAATTTTCGATAATTCTGTTAAGCAATTATCAAAAATCTTATCAGGGACTTCTTTTATTACCTGAACTAACATATTTTTCTCGATATAATTTTTTCCACTCAACTAAACTTTCTTTAGCTTGGGCAGTTGTATCATTTAAATTAGACGTAGTATCTGTTACACCGTTTTCTTTAAAAATTCCCAATCCTCGTTGGTCCTTAGGAAAAATGAAGGCGAGTTTGTTTATTTTATTTAAAAAATCTAGAGTTGCAGAACTATTAGATACAATCAAATATTCGACAATAAACTTTTCCTGCACTCCTAAACATTCTTTCCAACTATTAATATTTTCAAACTTTTTATTCGAAGTGTTTGCTATCGCCACAGTGTCATTTCGAACATGTGCGGTGCCTATTGAAAAGGTAATGTCGATTCTATCTCCAATTAAATCAACTAGCGCAGGCGAAACACCTCTGTACGGAACTTCGATAAAATTTTTATTTTTATTAATTATAAGTTCTGCCGCAGACGAACTTGCACTGTCTTTACCCGAAGTTCCGATAAAGAAATTTCTTTTATTATTTTTTAAATCGTTACAGGTTAAATTTCGTGTCCTACTTCCAATTAGAATGTAGGGAGTTTCTCCTATCATGCTCACTACAGCAAATTCATTTTCTTTAAAACTTCCTTTGACTATGTTTACAAAGTAAGAACTATTTGTGAACATCAATGTTTTGTTTGGGTTAGAAGAAAGCAATCTTTGGGTGCCAACTATTGACCCTGCACCTGTTACATTTTCTACAATCACTTCTTCACCTGCGTTAACTTCGATATACCTTGCAAAGTTTCTTGCCATTTGGTCAACCGCTCCACCAGATGCAAACGGAACAATCATTTTAATCTGAGCCGTGGCAATTGAACAATATAATAAAATTGTAAAAATTAATAAATGTTTTTTCATTGCATAAGACCTAATTAAAATTTTAAAACTTTATGAGCATACCCTTTTATCGGAATCGAATTTGACGGAATACCATCGGATAAAAAATGAAAATATGGTTCGTGATTTCTTAAAGCTACCTTTATTTTTTCAACAAACGCATTTCTATTAGGATGCTTGCTTCTAAAGAACCACGAATCCCGACTAGTAAAGAGTGCGCTACCTTTAATTTTATCATCTCCGAATTGTTCATGAGATACGTTTGGGTATATAATTTTTTCTAGTTCAGCTTTTTTAAGCCATCTTCCGGCGGCGTATTTTAAAGATGAATGGTGTTGAACAAAAGGCCCTGTATTAGCTAAATTATTATACTCTGTCAATCGTTGATCAGAATCTAAAATTTTAACAATCTCTTTAGAGACCATATGGGATTGCTTAATAGATATCTCTGGAAATTCTCGACTTATAAAAAATGCTTCATCGGTAAAGTTTTTTAAAGGATCTCCGTATATGTATTTTAAAAAATATGAGCGAGCACAGAAATCCTGGGCATAACTACAATATCTAAAAGAATAAAATTCATCATGAATTTCAATATGAGGTTTTTCCATCCCCCAGACATAAGCAATTTTTTTACCAGACTTACTGAGATTTAAATGATGCTCTTGTCTTATTTTTAACAAATGTGAACGTGCCGCCATTGCCCATGTGCTCATTACTCCATTACTAAAATAAAGAAAATTATCAAGGTAGTCCGAATCACCGTAGCAATCCTGTATAAGATCTCCTATATCAAATATTGTGAATAGAGTATTTTTTAAATTTAAACTATTAACGTATGGAATTGCAGAGTTAAAGACTTCTTGATTAAATTTAGATGATTTATCTAAAAATTTTAAATTAGAAAAAGTTAAGATTTCATCTACTTCAATATTATTTTTTAAGAACGATTCTAAAACAACATGGCTATCGATACCACCACTGTATAGTACTACAATATAATCATATTTTTCTCTTAACTGCTCTGCCCGTTTCTTATAGAGGCTGATTATATCTTCTGTGGGTTCTATTTGCCAATTTAACAACTTAGTATGATCGTCATTGAAATTGAAATAAAGATCACTCAATGGAAGTTTATTGTTAAATGTGTGCTGCCAGGCTTCGTACTTGCTGAAGCTCTTGAAGTCGCCTACCTGATAAAAACCAAACTTTGTTATTTCAGGATCATCAATAAAGAACCTAGGTTCCAATTCATTTACTTCCTAGGAATGGTAAAAATATTTTACAAGGGTCAAATTCCCACCACTTTCCACTGATTGATGTACCGAAGTCATATTGCTTGGGGTCGTAATGATGATTGTTATGCCATCCTTGCCCCCATCCTAGCAATCCGAATATAACATTATTCTGAGATCGGTCACTGGTCTCAAAGTTCCTATAACCTATTAACATCTTTGTATGGCCGAATATGTTAACTAGATTGTCTTGTAGAAGAGTCAATCCGGTAGGTAAACAGAAAAGAGCAAGACTTAACTTCCAGTCAACTAACGCTGTTACTAAAGGAACCAACCATAATATTTTCATTTGATGCTCATGGAACCAAAAATGATTCTTTTTACGCAGAATAGGACCTGCGTATTTTAAACTAAACCCTGGGTTATTCTCTGTTATCTTAGTTGCCCAACCGAAGAATGCATGGTATAGACCTTTCGTAGGACTATGCATATCTCGTTCAGTGTCAGAAACATTATGATGATATCCTCTATGTATTGCTGACCAAGTTATACTAGAACCCTGACCGCTCATTGTGCCGAAGAACAATAATATATTTTCTTTCCACACTGGAAGATTTGGATGCGTATTATGAGAAAAAACTCTATGATATCCTACCGCAACTCCCAATCCTGCCGTCAATGCCCACCCAGCAAGGGTAAACCATAAGTAGTATGTAGGAATAATTCCAACAACATATAACACAACCGTAAGTATTCCCAATGCAACAAACGGAACGAAGCTAAACCATGAATACTTAGAGATATCTTTAAACATAATGATATTTATTAGAGCCTACCTGCATGATATAGATTCTCTCTATATTTCTGTTTTAAAAAAGTACACCTAACCATTGTGTCAACTGGTAACAGAGTTCTATTGTAAAGTATTTGCCACGGAAGTGAGAACTGGGCCTGGTGGCGAGATTCAACATAATACTCATCAAAATAATCATATCTCTCGCTAGCCGCTTTGCTAAATGCAAGTCGTCTATAAGTCTTGATGTACTTTGTAGGAAACATGCTGTAAAATTTAAACCTACCATTCTTCTCGTTATGTTCTAAAACTTTATCAAGGACCTGTTTAATATGTTGTATATTATTACCTGTTGTCCTAATATGGTTCCAATACCAACTAGCATCTTCGTTTGATTCATAGAACCCAATTGCTGTAGTAATAGTGCCTTGTTCATCCATATACCCATATGCATGATACGATTTCAGATCCGTTAGGTACGTTTCCTTAAATGCTTCATAATAAAATTCCTCAAACTTTAATTCAGCACCTACAAAATAATTCTGATCAGTAGGGACTCCCATAAATTTAGGCAGTTTAAACAAAGGTCGAACACTGCTGGCATGTTCTTTACTTAATTTAAGTACGGTCATTTCTTACCTCTTAACATTTTAATAACAGTATTATATTCAATACCATCTACACTAGGTTCTAATCTCATAATTTGCTCATTGGCTAATTTTCTATAGGCTTCAAAGTTAAATCCTAGCAACTTTTCATAACCGTGTGTTTTTTTCCTAACACGAATATCAGGTAGTAGTCTTTTTAGAATGTCGTTTTTACTACTAACCGAAGATAGCTTATAATTAAATTTTGTTGTTACTAACTTACGAATACCTTCATCTTCTAAATAATATAACATTAGTTCGGGTGTATAACTAAAATATTCATTAACTAATGGTATGTTGAATTTCTGTGTAAATCGCATGGCACTGGCATCTTCATTTTCTCTAATGCAATAATACCAGGAACTAGGATCGGTATTAATATTTCTTTTTAGTAACAACTCTCCTCCCATCACCGAGGGCAATCCTAACTTTAAAATAGAATTATAGACCACCAGATATGTAACCTGCGTACACTGTAACTGTTTTCCAAATTCACTAGCTTCTCCACTGTAATAAAAATCTTTAACGTCGAAGTCAACTATTTTTAATGGAACATCTAATTCGTTTGCTAATTCAACAGCTTCGTTAACATCGCTAGCATTATAATCATCTTTAAACTTAATAGTGTAACAGGTTGGTTTTATTCCGATTTCTAAAAAATTTCGTAAAACAATTTCGCTGTCTGTTCCACCACTTAGCCATATAGCTGTGTCTTTACCGAATTCCTGATATATTAAATCTGCTGTACGTTTTAATTCTTTTGAAAAATTATTTTTCTTATAATACCCTGCGTCAATTCGACCCACTGTTAAATTATATTTTTCTAAAGAATTTTCTCTCCACCCAAACTCGCGTCCGCCAATTAAATACCGTAAATGATTCTTATGGGTAAAATTCATGTTGTACCTATTCTTAAAAATTTTTTAAAATAATCAAACTTTGCACCAAGACCGTATGTAATAAGATACCTAGGATTATCGCTCATTGCATTAACAGAATGCCATTCGTGCGTATTCACCAGATATCCATAACCGTCTTTTAAAATTGTTTTCGAATGAGTTTTATAAAATTCTTCTCTGGGAATATCAGACGCACCCATGCAGGTGACAGCTTCAGAAGAATTCTTAAGCCCTATGTTGATACAGGTTAATCTACCAGCTTCATCTCGATGTATAGGAATATCTCCTTTTGTTCTAATTAAATGAACTCTGTTTATTTCTGGTTCATATTTTTCAGGGAAGATAGGTCTTAACACATCTGCAACCTTTTTAGACATTTCAGATAGGATAGGATGTTTTCCCGTATGTCTAGAAAAACTAATGCTCCCTGTTATCCCACCTTCATTTTTATATTCGATCCAACAGGGATAATCTGGTACTACGGTATTTCCTCCGTACTTATGTATTATAGTTTCTAGTCCTTCGGCTGCTTCAATGTAAGAAGTAAACTCCTCAGGATCTATTAACCTTCCTAGCTCTAGAATATTCATCTTTTATACTCTGCCACATATTGTTCTGTGTAATAAACTATCTTTTTTCCAATAGGAACAAATTTCTTATAAACATCCGGCCAAGGTGTTGATGCTTTACCCTGAGACAACCGTGTTAATGCTTGATAGATGGTAAAATTATAATCATTACAGGTGATCCATAACCTGTTGTAATTTTCGGTTTCGCTAAACATAACAGGTAGTAAGTACTTAGCCATGTTAAACCTGCCCCGTAATTCTTTAGGTACAAACGCCCTTGTTAAGATCAATGCAATACCTTCATAGTCGTTCCAGCCAGCACTTCCGAAATATTTTCCATCTTCTTCCATTACCAAATAGTTTCCAATCGAATATCTCCCTTCATTGAGGATTCGAAAAAAATTTCCCGGAACAGATTCAAAATCAGGGTGGTAATTTGCTAAAATTGTTTCATCAGAAATTTTAGAAAATTCCTTTTTAAGAAGGTTGACTGCAACAGAATTTGACAGATCTTTAACAGAGTGTATAATCATTAAAATATTTATTTGGTGTTTAGTACCAAATTACATTTTTATAAAACTTAGTTTGAATAACTACAGTCATGCCGACACTTCACATCTTAAGCTCTCCTTATAATCCAGTTCATGTTAAGAGAAGAACAGATCCCTTTTCTATCGCGGTCATAAAGTTTGTTGAGAATATGCAGCCACTTGGTTGGAATTGTATACATTATGGAATAACAGGATGTGAGGTTCCTTGCGAGACTGTGTTATGCTTAGATGGAATTTACAACGATACAGCCGTTAATATTTCAACATACAATAAAAATGCGGCGCTGGAAATTGAAAAGCGCAAAGAGCCCGGGGATTTAATTATGTGTTTTCATGGTTGGGAAAATCGTGAGGCCGCAGAACATAATAAAGATTTAACCATTGTTGAGCCCAGCATAGGTTACGATACAAAGGCAGTGTTTGCTCCATTTCGAGTATTTGTCAGTTATGCACAGATGCACATGTTCTACGGCGAACGAGGAATGTTAATGACTCCAAGTTGGTACGATTCTGTTATTCCTAATGCATTTAGTCCAGAAGAGTTTGAATACTCAGAAACTAAAAAAGATTATGTGTTGTACTTTGGTCGTATTGTAGAAAGCAAAGGTCTGCATATTGCAATACAAGCAACAGAAAAAGCAGGGCAGAAATTAATAATAGCAGGACCCGGTTCATTGTCAGACATTGGTTACCACAATATCCCAGACCACGTCGAAGTGTTTGGCATTGCAAACGTCGAACAAAGAAAAATACTAATGAGAGATGCTCGTGCTATTATAGGACCTACATATTATGTAGAACCGTTTGGTAACATGGTTGTGGAGGGTTACTTTTCGGGAACTCCGGCAATCACAACAGACTGGGGCGGTTTCACAGAAACTGTGGTACAGGGCGTAACAGGATTTCGATGCAGAGAATTTAAAGACTTTGTCAATGCATTAACAAATATAGATCAAATAAAACCTATCGATTGCAGGAAATGGGCTGAACAGAACTATTCAGATGTTGTGGTTCATCAACAATTTGACAGGTATTTAAAAAGAATACAAGCAAGAGATTTTTACAGATCATGAAAACAGCATTCGTTATTTCAAGCGTTATTGACATAGATAACACACATCCCCTTACCTATAGCAAGACTCGAACACATTTCTCGAGTGAAGAAAGATTAAATCAAACGATTTACAGCATTGCATCTTTAGATATGTTAGGGAAAGAAGATGACACCATATTTCTACTCGATGCATCGGAGAACTATGAAAAATACAAAGAAGTTTTAAAGTACCAGAAAAATTTAGTATTTGTTTCAATTAGAGATGAGTTTCCGGAAATATACCAGACTGTCAGAAGCCATCCTAATAAAAGCTACTGCGAATCATTAATATTGTTTAATTTCTTTAAAAAATACAGGACGGAATTAGAAGCATATGATTTCTTCTTTAAATTAAGTGGTCGGTATTTCTTAGACGGAAGTTTTAAGTCTAATATTTTAATCGAAGAAAACCTAGATAAAATATTTTTTAAAGAATCTCTTAAATTTGAGTGGAGTGATGCATGGAATTATCAAATGGTTGATCGCCGTGCCATACAAGGAGACAACAAACTATATCAATACTCTAGTGTATTTCATGGATGGGGCAGAATGAACCTCGATAGGATGGTTGACATATATCGAGTGATTATAGAAATTACAGGCCATCCTAGTGGTGCAGGCTACGATGTAGAAACACTGCTACATTATTTTACAAGAGTGTATGAAGAAAATATAATCGAAACTGATTGGAAAGTTTATGGTTGGAACGGAGTGACTGGAATATTTGTAAGGTATTAATATGAATTTAGAACTTTTAATTGTTGATAATTTTTATGAAGATCCGGATGCCGTAAGAGAATATGCATTAAGACAAGAGTTTGATGTTACGGGAAATTTTCCCGGTGTAAGGACTAAACCGTATCTGCCAGACGATGTTAAGGCAGCTATAGAATATTGGATGAGTTTCGCTGGACCAGTTACTAATTGGTTTGAAGATTCTGGGTATACTGGATCATTTCAACTGGCAACGGCAGAAGATAGAACATGGATTCATCCTGACCATTTTAATAAGTGGGCCGCCGTTTGTTACTTAACTCCTGATGCACCGCATACAGCTGGCACTGGATTATTCAGACACAGGTCTACAGGCGAACATAGAAGAGTAGAAGGCCTACACGAAGGATATGATCTTACCAAATGGGACTTGTTTGACGTTGTAGGAAACAAGTATAATAGACTTGTAATATATAGAGGTGATCTTTTCCATGCAAGTTTAAATTATTTTGGCGATAGTAAAGAAAACGGAAGGTTGTTCCAAACATTCTTCTTTGATACAGAGCGTGTATGACATATAAAATTTGTCAAGTTGTATTCTCTACAAATAGGTTGGAATATCTAATTCCTACACTAAAGTCTCAGAGTAACTTAAATTTCTACGGATGTGAGGTCCATAAAATTTTTATCGACGATTACCCTAAGACAAGAAACGATCTGTTAATCTCAGCATTGGTTAATCTATATGGATACGATGAATTAATCTTGCACAAAGAGAATTTAGGGCTAAGTGCTACATGGACTGAATTCTGGAATTTAGTAAAAGATCGCGACTATGATTACATCTTTCATATGGAAGATGATGTAGAGATCCTAGAGCCCGTGTTGGTAACCGACCTGATAGAACTGTTAGAACAAGACAATGAAATAAGTCAAGTACAACTAGCAAGGCAAGCATGGTATTTTACAGATATTGATCCTGAAAGTTTAGAAACAGACATTGTATATAAAAATTTTAGATACGAAAAAGGGCATAGAATCTTTTCTCCTATGGCAAGTTTATATCCATTATCTATTACAAAGATACCTTATAAAAATTACTACGAGCACAATCATAATGAAGGAGCAGTTGCAGGTATTCTAGCAAACTACTACGGAAAAACTTCAGCTAAGGTTAAGAATTTTTACGGTAGAAAAATTATTAATCACATAGGTGACTGGTTTGTGGGTAAAAGAGTCTTACCAAATGAGCCCGGGTATGAACAATTTTCGCACTATGATCCTGATGTAAAATATAATTCAAAAGACGGAAGCAAATATTAATGAAAGAAAAATTTATTCGATTGTACATGGACTGGGCTAGTCGGGTAGCCGAAATGAGCCACGCACGCCGGTTACATGTTGGAGCTGTTATTGTCAAAGACGATACGGTTATCAGCTATGGATACAATGGTATGCCGGCAGGCTGGGATAATAATTGTGAAGACGAGTTTAAATGGCCTAATGGGCACATTGCACACCTGAAAACAAAGCCAGAAGTCCTGCACGCCGAATCAAATGCGATTGCAAAACTGGCAAGATCTAGCAATAGCGGACTTGGAGCAGATTTGTTTATTACTCACAGCCCGTGTCTCGAATGTGCCAAGCTAATTTACCAGTCCGGAATACGAAAAGTGTACTTTGGAGAAGCATATCGTGACGATTCTGGTATAGATTTCCTAAAAAAATCAAACGTTGAAGTGGTAAAAGTTGACTAACGCCCATTAAGTATGCATATAATAGAACTGTTAAAAACAGATAACTATGTATACTGAAGGGTGATTTATGACAGCACCAAAGGTAAAGTTTAATTGGTCCGTCCTGGACAGGGAAACTATTTTTAGTTTCATGCACTCTCTTGCACCGGAAGTTGTTAATCAGAAACTATCCATCACTGATTTCCATAAAAAAATAACAAATCATCTAAAGAAGTTTGTTCCTATTAGATTTAAAAAGGGATTTAACAATAAAGTCGAGCCAAATCTTTGTTGGGTAGGTGGAACTTATTATAGTGACCGCGATATGGATAAGGCCAAGAGCATTGAAATATTATTCGAATACCCTGCCTACAGCAAGACTATATGTATTACAGGTAAACGATTTAGAGGAACATGTTATACCATAGCAGATACTCTATTGCACGAAATTATTCACATGCGGCAATATAGACGTAGGAAATTTAAAATTCTCCCCGATTACGCAAGTACAGCAGAAAAGACAGAATTAAGACAAGAACAAAGCTATCTAGGTTGCAGTGATGAAATAGATGCTTACAGTTTCAATATTGCCTGTGAGCTAGTTGACAAATTTGGAAGAAATCAAACAAGAATCATTAATTATCTAAATGAGAATCAAAAGGGAAAGCGTCGCAGACATAACAGCTGGAGAATGTATTTAAAGGCGTTTCAACACGATCATAACCATCCAATTATTCAACGAGTCAAAAAGAAAATAGTTCGATATCTAGCGGCTGCAGAAATGGGTCGCCCTTATAGAAATAAAGATTGGATTGATCGTTAATTGACAATCAAATGTCATATGTGTTATCTTAACATATGACTAACTCATTTTTTCCCATGGAATCTATCGGAATCATCGGCCTCGGCTATGTAGGGGCAGCAATATACGAGTCATTCTTTCCATTAGTCGGAGAAGTCTCAATTATAATAAGAGATCCTAAGGCAGGGTATGATACTTCATATGATAAATTTAAAGATTGCGACGGTATATTTGTATGTGTGCCCACTCCGAGAACAGAAGATGGCAAATGTGATACTAGCGTCTTAAAAGATGTATTATGTAACCTTAAGAATATTAATTTCAATGGCGTTATCATAAGCAAATGCACTGCAACTCCGGATGAATACACACTTCTACAGGCAGAATTTCCTAACCTGGTACACGTTCCTGAGTTTTTAACAGCCAATAACGCACAGGCAGATTATGTAAATTCTAAATTTGCTATTATAGGTGGAAACGTAAAGGCCTATGTCAAAGAAGCAGAACGATTGATCAAAATTAGCCAACCATCTATTCAAGATATTGCGATGTGTTCTATTGAAGAAGCAGCCTTAGCCAAATATACCATTAACAGTTTCTTAGCCACTAAAGTTGTTTTTATGAATGAGATTGCTAGATTAGCCGAATCCATGAATATAGACTTCAGCCATGTTGCAAGACTAATTAAGTTAGATTCGAGAATAGGAAATTCACATTTAAAGGTTCCGGGCCCGGACGGAAGTTATGGGTTTGGAGGGCACTGTTTTCCAAAAGATACCGAAGCATTGTTGCACCTTTCGAAAGAAAAAAACGAAACAATGCAGGTTCTGGAGGCAGCTATTAAGAAAAATACTTTACTAAGGTTGACAAATTCTAAATAACAATGTACTATTGTACAGGCAATCCACTGCCTTAACATCGGAGAATTAAAATAAATGACAGATAAAAAAGAAACAGCGTTAGACGCAATGGCCGGGGACGGCGGATATAAAGAAGCATATCTAGGTGACCACCTTCGTTCTGTAATGAAACGTGAACGTAAACGTTTCTGGGCTGGAGACAACATTAGCGAATATGTTTCAGAAGAAGATAAAGAGATCCTGATAGAAGAAGCAACAGAAGCATTTGAACTAGTGCTCGACCGGTTGCTAATTGATCGTGAGAATGATCCTAACTCGCATGGTACAGCGAGACGACTAGCTAAAATGTACTTCAACGAAATTATGGCAGGAAGATATGACCCAGCACCAGACGCAACATCATTTCCAAACGACTCGCAGGACCGTTACGAAGGTATGCTGGTTGTTCGTAGTGAGCTTCGCAGTATGTGTAGCCATCATCACCAACCCGTTAGTGGCGTTGCTTATATTGGTATTATTGCGGCTCAGAAACTCATCGGACTTAGCAAGTATACGAGGATCGCTCAGTGGTGTGCCCGTCGAGGTACTCTCCAGGAGGAACTTTGTAATGACATTGCTAGGGAAATCGAGAAAGCCACAGGAGCCAAAGATCTAGGCGTGTATATTCAGGCCACCCACGGATGCTGTGAAAATCGAGGAATTATGGCACATAGTTCGTTGACACAAACTACGGTATTAAAAGGTGCGTTTAGAGACGATCCGGGCACCAAGAAAGAATTCTTTGATAACATTAAAATGCAACAAGAATTTGCTCCAAGATAATGAGCAAAAAATCATTTGCTCTTACATATAAAAAATAATATAATAACTTAAAGGACCACAATGAAAAAAGGTAAACTGAATATTCCAAATGCCGCTAATAAGGCTGCTCCTGCTACACAGCCAGCATTTAACCGACCTCCGCCGGGTGCTCCGGGTGCTCCGGGTAGTATGCCAACTTCATACCTAAATAGAGTCAATCCCCAATCGCAGAGTCAACCTCAGGGCCAGCCAGGAAAACCTCCTAGCATTATGATTGCTGTTCCAGCAATGGAAATGGTTAATGCAGAGTTTGCCCAGCATTTGGCCATGTCAGCCGCTAACATGGTTGCACATGGTATTAAAATCAATTGTGCGTTTAACATCGGTAGTGTTATTACTATTGCTCGTCGCAATCTAGTTGATATTTTCTTAAAGAGTGATTTCGATTATATCTGGTGGGTTGACAGCGATATGAAATTCCCCATCGATGCACCATTGCGTTTGCTCAAGCGCAACAAAGACATTGTCGGATGTAACTATCGTCGCCGCAGATTCCCCAATCCTAATTTTACAGGAATGTCAGGAGTTGCAGGACAATTTAAAGAATTCCAAACAACAGACAATAGTCCCCCAATGGAATTAATCGATGTGTTGCCGCATGGATGCGTTCTTGTAAAAAGACACGTTTACGAAAAGATGCCGCAACCGCACTACCTACAAGAATTTATTCCATCATTGAATCTAGAAATTGGTGAAGATATTTTCTTCTGTCAACAGGCACAAAAGGCCGGTTTCGAAGTATGGTGTGATCAAGAATTAAGTAGAGAAGTTGCACATATTGGTATTTTCCACTTTAATTACAATTTGAGTGTACCACAATAAAGGTGAGATATATGTTTGAGTCTATTGAAATTCGCAAGGTCAAAAACGGAGTCGTTGTGACTTTGCGGACCGAAGACGAAGACGCAGAATACGTTTACGATACTGATAGAAAAGCTATTAAGTTCATCAAGGACCTTTTAGAATCTAAAAGTTCTGTAAATGTTAGAGAGAAACAACATGACAGTTAAAAAAGAATATGCTGTCGGTGATGCTGTATGGATATACGGCATCAGCCGCAGTAATACTAAACCTACCAAAGGTAAGGTTATTAAAGTAGTTGATTTAAGCGATTCTGGGCACACCGCAGGCCCGCACTATGTTATAAGTATTCCTACGCATATTGAAGATTTGTTAGAAATCAGGACCTGGCACAACATAAGCCAAGATGAACAAGGTCCTGTAGGTAGTTTGAGAGAAATAGGAAATATCGAATCTACAATTAAATTTGCCGGAACTGTAGGTTTTGCTTTTGACGATGACCCAACACTTGACACCGACGATGATGAGATCAGCCCTGATCAAATTCATGCCGCATTAGAAAAAAGCCAACAAGACGTAACACACGCACCACTTAATCTTAAACCAGAAAAACCGAAAAGAAAATACTTTTCTAAGAAAAAGAAAACATGAATCGTGTAGACCCTTGGATTCATGTTCTCGAACAACTTGAACCAGATTATCATAAACTAAAAGATACATTGAACACCGGTCCTAAGATATTTGCTGACCTAAGTCAAAGAGGCAGATGGTGGTGCATAACCTTACAAGAAGATCCAAACATGACATTTAATTTTCCAAGTACGGGTAAATTAGACGAACGAGTAGATTGGACCGTAGGGCAATTAGCAGATTGGCCAAATATTAAACGAATGGCACACGACATGTGGTATTTTAAATACAAACGCGATGCCGAAAAATTCCAAACTCTATACAATCTAAAATGGGCCTCGGAGTAAGATGTCAGGTTCGAGTAGACGGTGACCAACACATCGTTGACGAAATACATAAAACTGTTGTTCATCGGTTTGATCTAGGGGACGTCGATGATCCAGAAATCTATGCCGCGCAGCCTATATGGGAATGGCAACAAACTGATGCTGGCAAATTTGTAATGGAGAATGCCATAGAAACTCCGGTATTCCATAAGTACATGGATCCGATGTTTCTAGGTTATCGGTTTGTCATAACAGCAGAATTAGAAAAAAAGAAGCTATCTGAGTTTCTTCTTAGATTTGGTCCTATTAAATAAGTGTATGAGAATCCTTATATACCTTCTTCTATGGGCATCTATTGGTGCAAATGCAACTTCCCTGGCATTGTACAACTTTACCACAGCAAATTTAGAATCACATCTTCGGCATCAAGAAGTTGTTCCTATTGCCAGTGTTACTAAACTTTTTACAGCGGCGGCTGTCTTAGAAAGCGATTTAAACCTAGATGAAAAAATAAAAGTACAGGGCAAAACCTCCGGCAGATTTAATCAAGGTGAAATGGTCTCCAGACGTGAGCTGTTAAAAGCTATGCTAATTGCTAGCGATAATCGAGCAGCCGACAGTTTAGCTCATTCGTACCCCGGGGGGTATGATGCTTTTATTAAATATGTGAATGATTACATAGGATATGTTGGTCTTAAAAATACAGAGATTGTAGATGCTAGTGGTATACATTCTGGAAATAAAAGTACAGCAGAAGACCTTGTTAACTTTGTCTGGTGGTTAAGAAAATATCCTTTAATTAAAGAGATAAGTTCTAAGGCAGAGGATCAATTAGAGTTTGACAATAAGAAACATAAGACTGTAACATTAAAAATAAGAAATACGAACCCTGACATTTCAAAATACAATATTCTAATAAGCAAGACAGGGTTTACAAATGCCGCAGGCAGATGTCTTGTGATGTTGATAGAAAAAGAAAAAGAGATGATAGGTGTTGTAGTTCTTGGATTTAAAAATCCTAAAACAAGATCAGATGCTATTAAACAATTAATTAACATATCATAAGGAAAATAATGGAAGCACAATTCAACGTTGGAGACAAAGTAGAAAAAGTTAGCGGGTACAAATGGCCCGGAGTTGTAGTATCCACATTTGATACCCTATCAGGCGAACGCAGAATTGTAGTAGAATGCACAACTCCAGAAGTTGCAGGCGCACTACATATCTACAATGAAAAACAAGTAGCATTGGTAAAATAAAATGACCAACCCATTCCGTGATCAAGAAAAATTTATGAAAGCCTGTGACCAAAGTGTCACAGGTGACGAAAAGCAGTTTGATATGTATTTGAATCTAATTAGAGAAGAATACAAGGAACTGTTAGTAGCTCAGGGGCTAGATGACGACCATGAACGAGTCGGTGAAGTTGATCCAGTTGAAACTGTAGATGCACTTATTGACATTCTAGTTGTTACCATCGGTGCTCTGCACAGTATGGGCGCAGATGCCGAAGGCGCATGGAAGGAAGTTATGCGTACTAACTTTTCCAAAATTGATATCAAAACAGGTAAAGTTCGTAAGCGTGAAGATGGCAAGGTGCTAAAACCGCTAGGTTGGGTTCCTCCAAATCTAGTTCCGTTTATTACAAAGGAGAAATAAATGCTCGATGCAACATATGATAATACAAATTACAGGACCGCAGGCGAGTTAAACTCTGCAATGGGTCGAGTCTATGGCAATATGAGTTTAGCTGTTTTTACATCAATGGTAATCAGTTACCTCGTAGGAACCAGTCCAGAATTACTTCAATTCTTTTTTACAGGAATTATGAAATGGATTGTTATATTTTCTCCGCTGGTGGCTGTATTTGGAATAAGTTTTATCCTATCAGAAGAGGGACTCGATAGAAAGGTCTACCATCTTTGTCTGCACGTATTTGCCGCACTTATGGGATTGAGCTTTGCAACAATATTTGCTATATTTAAAATGGGAAGTATTGTGAATGCATTTATGAGTGCAACTATATTATTTGCAGTAATGAGCGGGTACGGCTATTTTACCAAAAAGAGTCTAGACAGTATTGGAAAATGGTTATTTGTGGGGTTGATTTCTATTATCATTGCTAGTATAATCAATGTATTCGTTGGAAGTAGCGCATTTCAAATGGTTATTTCTGCACTGGCTATTGTTATTTTTCTTGGCTTAACTGCGTATGACACACAGAATATCAGAGAAGAGCTAAGTGTTAATACAGGAACGGCAGCAGAAGTTCGAGGCGCACTTTCTTTATACTTAAATTTCATTAACCTTTTTATTAATCTACTTCAACTCTTTGGTGATAAAAAAGAATAATGCGTAATCATTACTGGACCTGTAGCAAATTTGCCGATTGGCTCCGCGGTACTACTAAACTAAAATGTGGGACTAGCGAAGAATGGGCAGAGTGGGAAGATCGTGCTAAACGCGACTATCCTGTTCGCTGGTGGCTAGCCGAAGAAGGCCTTGACTATTTACAAAGGATTGTGTACTGGCCCACAGATAAACTTTATGCTTGCAAGTATTATATTAATAATCGCTACATTACTAGGACTCATTGTCTTACTGCCCACCCATCCGACATTAAACGGGGTGAGTGGCGTGATGTGGGTAATCGTTTTTTGCCTTGTCTTTTTAATGAGCTCCGTGATTTTGTTGAAGTAGAATTAGCTTGGTGGCATCTCGCTTGGAGTCCTGAAGAAAGACACAAGTATAATATGCCTTGGTGGGCAGTCGGCTGGTGGAGAGTCCGCACGTGGCGTTGCCCACAAGCAGGCCTTGACAACCTCAAGTGGCAAAGTGAACTTCGTCATTCGGTAGACGATGGCTGGGAAGAAGGTGATCCAAATGTAGGAAAACCTACTCCTCAAGCTGAACGAGCATTGGAAATCCTTGCGCTCTACAAGTGGTGGACTGAAGTTTACCCTAACCGTCCAGATCCTCACGATGCTAGCGGTTGGAGTGAGTACTGCGATCGTATGCGTCAGGAGAAGGGCGAAGGAATCCGCTGGATTGGTGTTGAATCTAGTGTTAAGGAAACTAAAGCACTAGGTAAAAAGGCCCTTAAACTTGTTCACAAGATCGAGCAAGATTATGAAAAAGAAGATGAGCAAATGATGATTCGTCTTATTAAGGTAAGGCATGCACTCTGGACATAAATGCGAAGACTACAAACAATACTCAGAAGAGTATGATGCCTATTATTGCCCCCAGTGCGATGAATGGCTCGAAGACATTTGCAACGACAGAGAATGTTATTATTGTAACAATAGACCAATTAAACCAAATGGACAATCCCAGCAAGAGCCCGAAACGTAATACCTTCCAGAAGGAAAAGTATCTCGAGCGGCAGGCCGAAAAAGGTAAGACACCCGAGAATGACGAAGATACTCGAGCTATGCTAGAGTATTATGAAAGTTGTGACATCGAAGAAGATCGTCGAGAAGCAGATCCAGAATGGCGCAAAGAAAATCTCGAGTGGGATTTGCGTACCACAGATTGGATTTTAGAGAAAGCTCGTGCTAACGATTACTATGCTCAAAATATCTATGCGGCATTGTGTAACAACAGCTTTATTAAGTTAGATGTAATTCCAATCCTAACTGAAAAGGAATGGTCTTGTTCCTGGCGTTATGCAGGGGGGATTGTTGCTCATATGTTAGGCAAAGGTGATTATATTGATTGGTATTGTAGCGGTATTCGTAACGATGGTTACCAAGATAACTTAGACACCGTAACTCCACAGCAATACGTATCTGAAGGTTTGATTACTGAAGAAATTCGTGCAGACTTCCAAAAATTAGGTTGGGTGCCTGCCAAGGGCGGAGATTGGGAGCACTTTGACTAAGCCACTTACACTTTCCGAACCAAAATGGAATCTGCTTCGTGAACGCCTTCTACAGGATTACCCAAAAAGTGTCATGTTAGTATCCAGAAAAACCCGAGAAGTCCTTGGGTTTACTGTCCGATATCATGAATGGTTTGAAATAGATCAGCAAACTTATAAAAATAGATATAAGCATCATGTATGTTTGGATTTCTACAACGAGCCGAAACGGACTATGTTTATGCTAAAATATTCGGAATATTTGGATAAAACTGGTAAAACAGATCTTGACTAAACTGGTAAAATGCTCTATAATATAACTATACTGAAACACAAAGGAGCACTAAATGGCTACGAAACTTAAACAAGCAAGCATCGCAATCCGCACCAACAAGGGTCGCGATATGAGCCCTAAGTGGGACGGTTCTGACGAGTGGGATGGCGATAAGTTTACTGCCCATTTTCGTCGTAGTATGGAATGGTATCGTCTCGATTCTAGCGTTAAAGAACTCAAACCTAAACTGGTAGAATGGATGCACAGTGCCGGTTATGATAAGTCAGACATTAATACTATCCGCAAGACCAAAGACAAGTATTTTAACGGCACCATGGTCGGTGTTGCGGCATGCCTTGTTAAAGGTATGCCCGAAGTCCACGACGGTTTCAACAGCGGTAAGGATACCAGTGCTTGGTTGCGTAACGAAATTGAAAAAGTTATGCGTGAAGGTGCTAACGACCTCGACGAAGACGATGACGCACCTAAGAAAGTTGAAAAGGTTGCAGTAGTTGTTCCTACAATCCAAGATCGTCTGCGTGATGCCGCAGGTGATATGAGTGAAGAATTAGACTACGCCATTGACAGCTTTATCACCGACCCCGATGCGTTTGATCCAAAGGCATTTAAAGTTGTTAACCTGTTGCGTGGCAAGGGCGCCAAGGCCGCTCACGCTCGTTACATCAAAGGCTTCTTCAAGCGCGGTCATGATGAATTGATAGAGCTCGCTAGTGGTAATGCCGACGAACAACTGCGTGAAGCATACAAGCACCTGCCCCGTAAGAATGTTAAAAAGTTGATCGAGTTCTACGAAAGCATTATGGCCGCTTGTGAGCAGATTGCCGCAGAAGCTAAGGTTCTCAAGAAGCCTCGTGCTAAAAAGGTCAAGCCCGCAGAACAAATTGTTGCTAAACTCAAGTTCTGTATCAAAGACGATAAGTTGGGCATTGTGTCAACCCCGCCTGCACAGATTGTCGGCGCTCAAGGTATTGCTCTTTACAATGTTAAGACTCGTAAGATTGGCTACTACATTAGCAAGAGCTCCGAAGGCTTCAGTGTTAAAGGCACAAGCCTGCTGAACTTCTCCGACAAGAGTTTCCAAAAGACTCTGCGTAAACCCGCTGAACAACTTAAAGAGTTCAAAGAGCAGAACACGCAGAAACGATTCGAAACTTGGTTTAGCAAGAGTGTCAAGACAACTGAGACTGCATTGAATGGTCGATTCAATGAAGATATTGTGATTCTAAAAGTGTTTAAATGAAGCAACTGCTGGTTTTCACTGTATTGTTTGTAACCTGCGTAGGCCTTATAATTAGTGTACTGAATCTAATTCCTGCACCTGAATATAGGGTCTACGATTGCAGTCTAGCAGAATTCCATCCGGACTTTCCAAAAGAAGTTCGAGAGGAATGCCGGAGAGTTAGATCAAATAAAGTAATAAGGATATAATATGGCAAACGAGTTGGCAAAGTATCTTAATTCGCGTCGCCGGCAGAAGGATGAAAATGCTATTAAGAAGCAGGCAAAGATAGCCAAACAACATAGAGTAAGCGAATACAATCCGGGTGAAGTAAAACAACCACATCGTTTTAATAAACACCATGCTATGGATTGCGGTAATCCTGAATGTTATCTATGCGGCAATCCACGTAAGACACACAAAGATAAACTTACAGCACAAGAAAAAAGACTATTTCAAGACATCGACAAAACTACAGACCGACACAGCAATGGATTGAAAAATGACGAAGAAGATCTTCTATGAAAAGAAGGGGCGGCGATATGTGCCAGTCTCTGAATACGATAGTGACTGGATTGACAGTTACCCAAAAGGTACACACATTGTAATCTGCAGGCCAGGTGTTACTAGTCGTAGATTTAATATTGATCCTAATTATGCGGCTCTAATTGCGGCTGCTCATGTTGCCGAAGATGCTATGGCTAAAGCATTAGTAAAAGCAGGGGAACTGCGTATGCAACGGCAGGATCGTGAATGTAAGCTCACACCTGAAGAGAAAGAAGCCTGGGATAATCTTGTTCGAGTGTTTGGTGACAGCGCCAGGCAGCTCGAATGGCCGAGTGCTAGAGAAGTTGCCGAAGCAGGCGCAAAGGCTTTACAAGAGGAGGCAGATATGCTATACTCTAATGATGCAGTTCGTAAATCATACGAACATTTTATTCTAATGTGCAAACTAACCAAAGAGGCTAAAAATGCTGACGCTTAAAGACTGGATGGAAATTGTCGATTACCGTATTACCGAAGGTAGCGAATACGGGTGGAACTGCTACGGGCATAAAGCCTATATGCTGGATTCGTGGAATGGTGAGCAGGACGGACATAGCTTTACTATCATCTTTGACACCGAAACCCAAATAGTCTATGAAGTCCAAGCACATGATTATGTCCATAATCGTGCTTACCGAATAATTAATCCCTTGCACAAGGACGCACACGGCAAGAAAGCCAAAGAGATGGGTTATTTTTCCGATATGGCATGGGACGATATTAACTATACTGACCTCGAAGTAGACGACGATTTTATCCAGAAGGCTATTGCGATTGCTAATGGCGAAGACTACGATACTCGTGTTAGCATTCCTGTTGACTTTACTGATGAAGAATTGCTAAAATATATGACATTGGCTCATGAACGTGATATGACATTTAACCAGTTCATTGAAGAAGCACTTCGTCATGCAATCGAAGAGCATCAACGTGACCCTGAAGGCGCTAAGGCCAAAGCTGAAAAGTGGAAGGCTGGACGTGATCAAGAAACGCCGTATTTCTAATAGTAGGTTTGATATGACATTGCCTGATGAACGATATCGTGCCGTAATGTGGGCAAAAAGGTTCTTAACTGAACTAGCTACTGACAGTAAAAAGTATCCCCGTATTTCTAAACAGGTTAGGCAGGAAGCGTATAGCATTATGCGCCACTTTCCTAATGATTGGGATATGAAACGTGTGTCAGATGCTAGTCCAGAAGTTTTTCAAGAACGCATGGAACCTTTGTACCGAATGGTAAAAGCCTACGAACAGGATAAAGAAAATGAGTGAACAATTTATCCGTAGCCAAATAGAATACTATAGACGAAATCTAAACTGTGGGCCTTCGCGTGATTGGAATCAGATCCTTGGCTTGTATCACTATTATAAAGGATTACTGAAATGAGAACTGAAGAAGAATACGACGA